ACTTAACTTCAAATATCGATGGGTCTAAAGATGGATAAACCATTTTACCTTTAGTTGCATCTGATATATTATATGAGTGTGATGAGTAACTTCCTAAACATTTATTTACTATCTCACACTTTGGAACAGATTGAACTCCCTCAACACCTGCAATCAATAATTCTATTTCAGAAATATTAATGGCCATGTTAAATGTCCAATTATCTATATTAAAATATCTTGCTAAGTTCTGTTGTACCTTAACTAACACTTCTCTTTTATTATATCCACCATAAACTCGGATTTCAAAATCAACTCCGATATTTATAACATACCCATCAATTAAATTAACACCATCTGTTAGCATTCTATATTCACTAATATATGTTTTTAGATTTTCCTTAACTGCTTGATTTAATGTTGATATATTTTTATCAGAATCATATCCAAGTATATATAGGTTAATAGCAAACGGATTATTCTTTTCATTAGTATTTCCCTTCTTACCACCCAGAAACTTTGTTACTTCTGATTTTATTTCTTCTTCCGTTTTATTAGAACCACCCAATGATTGAACCAATCCAGTAAATTCCTCAAGGGAATTTGGATTACTTAGAATAGAAGCAGGAGAATTATTATCCAACTCACCATCTGGTGCACAATATGCTTTCGCTATACCACCATACTTTGGAGGTAATGATAATGCCCTTACTTGATAATCTTTTCGTGTTACTGCTCTGTTTTGAGAACCAAAGTTTGCCAATGCATTTTCTCTGATTTCTTCGATTGTGTCACCTCCTCGACCTCCTGTTCCAGGTGATTCATTATCACATGCAACCGAACTTTTTGATACACGATATAGTGCTAATTCATTTTGTTGGAACGAAGTACCATCATCATCGAATGAAATAGTTTCAATATTGTTCAATTCCCCAACGCCAACGTTTGATTTAACACCACCACCAACTAAATACGATACGGTGAATTTCCCTTTAGGGGCCTGTCCATATGATTTTGTTTTTAAAAAGTTAGATGGATCAAATGATGCACCCATTTTATCAATAGAAGAATTTAGGCCCAATCCTACATTTTTAAAGTTAGGAATTAATGTCTCATCTCCTGATGTTGAGTTACCTGCACCAAACACAAGTGTTGTTGTATTATCTTGATTTACTTTAGTTGTGAATCTTCGTGATGTTTTTAAAACTTTAAGAACATTTGGAACCGAATCTTTAAATTGTGCCAAATCCTTATCATTTTGTTCCGAATTTGCATAATCAACATAAACCATTTCTTGTGCCAAATACGGAACCTGATACCATTTATTTCCCTGTGAATCTCTTACATCGTATATATCAATTACATTACTATCTCCAATTTGGATTTTAGAAAATTGACTTGGTGTATTACCAAAGTCATATTCAATTGTTTTTAATTCTGCAGAAATTGCACCAACATATTTTTTTACTAAATATGAAGTTGGTGTTCCGTCATTACTTTGATAAATTGAAATTTCTCGTTCATCATCTACTGCAAAATCAAGTAATTCTGATGTTCTAAATCGAGTTCCTGTCAATGAAGATATAACAACCATACCTTCATTGATTCGTAATAAATAATCCAAATCAGGTTTAACTTCACTGCCAACTCCCGTTGATGGTACTGTTTGATATACTGCCAGTTGTACAATAGATGCAGATGTTACTCTTGGCTTGTAACCAAGATATTCAGCCAGTGCAACCACGTTTTGCTTATCTTCGGAATATAACATTAAAGATTCCTTCAATGTATCATCTGTATAATAAGATAATACATCACCAAGATATGATGCCATTTCTATGAACATCATCCCAGGAGAAGATTCATTAAAATCAGAATGTGTTTGTGGGAAATAAGTTTTTGCGTAATCAATTAAGTTTTCTCTAAATTGAGAGAAATCTTTATTTAGGTATTTTATATCCCTACCTTGATTTGATTTTTTTGTTATTTGATTTAATGCCATTTCTGTTATGCCTCTATATTGAATGTTAATTCCTGTGCTTCAAATTGTCCACCAACTGAAAACGTGAGTTTTACTGTGGCCATGTTTCTATCTTTCATTTCATCCGTCATATCTACTTCTATTTCATCGATATCGATATACGGTAACCAATAATTAACACTATCTGTTATTAAACTTTCAAGTTTGATCTCTAAATCACCATCCAGTTGTTCAAATAATAAACTCTGAAGGCCTGTACCAAACTCAGGTTGAAATGGACGTTCTCCTTTATTTGTTAATAGTAAATTCTTTAAATTACTCTTTGCTGCTTCAAATGATGAAAATGATTGTCCGAACATCGAACCATTCCCAGGTGAAACAGGCAAAGTAATTCCATACGCATGGTTACTATACTCATCCGTATCTTTTACTATTTTTTTATCAAGAATGTACGCCATCTAATTCTCCCTATTTATCTCTTAAACTTTTTAACAAGTTCCGAGTTATCTCTATTTAATATTCTATCCAAACCAGGTAATCCAGTTTGTACTCCTAATCCAGCTTTATTTGGTTGAGTACCAATTGGTTGATATCCCATTTTGTGAGCCATTTGAGCTCTCATTGCTTCCGGTCCACCTGCTCCTAATGATGTACTCATATTAACTGTATGGTCAATATCTGGCTCAGCATCCATATACGATGGTATGTGTGTGTTTTCCTGAACCATTGGTTGTTGTACTGTTTTAGGTAAATTATCTAATACCGATTTTGTTCCACCCCCACCACTTCTCTGTTCTTTCGAGAATGGCTTAGTTTGATTTAATACTTGGTTTAGTATTGCATTCTTGGTAAACTGTCTTGGTTGTACTTGTACGTTTTCTTGTATTTGTGTTGCTGGTATTTGTAATTGTTCCATTCTAAGAAGTTCGTTTGCCTTATCAAATGGGTCTTGTACCGTTTTCTTTAATACTTTTTTCTTTAATACTTTTTTTGATGTCCTTGTAACCTCTAATAATCTTTTACTAACTTCCGCTTCTAAGATTTTAGGGAACGTTTTAGACAAAAATAGCGTTTGTTTTTTGGCAACTTCTACCTCAACTAGTGCTTTTATTACTTTAATTAATTGCTTATTGTTCATTTCTAATTCTTGTTATCTTACTATAAATATATCTTTGTTGATTTTATGGTTTTTATGAACACGATGGTGGGTTAACAAATCCCAAGTATGATTTGGGTATTTTCTGAAATACTCCACATCCATTTCTACTAAATGCTCCTCCTCCAGTATTTCCTTCTATTGTAATAACTCCTCCTGTTGCCGTTACACCTGCTACTATTCCAATGTGATGTGCATGTGATGGTTTACCATATAGTACGGCTGCTCCAATTTTAGGTTCAGTTGACCAGTATCCTTTTGATTTTCCCCATACCATCCAATTCTGACAACTTGCTCCTCCGTTTGGAGTTTCCAATCCTGCTTCTTGCCACCAAGTTGCAACGGCAGCTGCACACCAATAGTACCCACTTCCTGTTGTTGATACTTTTGCTTGATTATTTAATCCAACGTTATCAAACATATCATCAATCCTACCTCGTTGGTTGAGTTGTTGTCCACCTGGAAATCCACCATAGTTTAGACCAGGAGGTGTACCGTATTCCAGTATTCCAATATCTCTTCGTGCAATTGCAACTATCTTAGTACCATCATCACATTTATATTCATCAGGAGTATTTTCTTCAATGGCAGCTAATTCTTCTTCTGTTAAATCAACAGGAGCGGCCGTTAATTGACCAGAGGTGATTTCACTTGATTTTAAACTTGAATATTCTTGTGCAGTTCCCCTACCAACCGATGGGAGTGTTGTATCATTTGCAACCGAATCCGCTTCTGTTTTTTCTAATTTTGCGGATTCAATTTGTTCTGGTGTCATCGTTGTATCAGTAAGTGCATTAACAATTGCTGTTATTATATTTGCAAAGAAACTCGGTGATTTTATTTTTGGAACACCAGGTGTACCAGGTGGTATCGTATATCCAGTCCATGGTAATACTCCAGGAGCAACAAACGGAGGAACACCTGGATATAAAGATGATGTCATATACATTCCTTGTATTGTTGTAATATGTATTTGCATTGATGAAATCAATCTATCTAAGAATACACCACTATCATCAGTTGGATTTAAAGGACCAACAGGAGTCCATGTTCCAGGTAATGTAACCATTGCAGCAGTTGTTGATATATTCATCATCGAACCTGGTGCAGGGATTATTGGTGGTATCCCAATCACCAATGTTGCTCCTGTCCAATAACCAATTACGGCCTTTCCGAGATCATCTGCGAATGTATGTGTTCCTTTTTGTTTACCTAATGAAATCTGACATGCTAAATTAACAAGTGTTTCCATTAGTTGTGTATTGGGAGTGGAGATTGGGATGAGATTTATCGTTTGCATTCCCCTACGTACACACATGTCATATTCTTGTGTAATCTTTTTTGCAAAATCATTTGTGGATTTTATACCATCCTGATTTTTCATGTAACCCAACATACTTTTTTTAAAGATTGCGAAAGACATGAGTTATTCTGTATAGTTAAGAGTTGATAATATCGTATCTAATTTAGATTTAATTTTGTTGAAATCACCACGATTGTTTGGTCCCATCATAGTTGGCCCTGCAGGTGTTGAGAATATTTGAGCATTTATAGCATCACATAATTCGGCAAGAACATCAATAAGAGTCTGTCCTCTTGCCAATGGTTCTTTATCTGATTCGGTGTTTAGGTATATTTCCCCACTTCCTCCAAGAATATAAGTATTATTATCATTTGTAGTAATTCTAACATCACCGTTAAAATCCATTTCTGCTCCATCCAATCCATTATCAATTGTAAATTTACCATCGGAAATAAATCCATAGTTACCTTTGGAATAAAATAGCATTTCGGAATCCTTGGATGATAATATAATTCTACCACTATT